TTATGGGGTATACAATTAAATGAAGGCTCATCGGCTACTGCTTACCGTAGAACAAACGGAACTGCCGTAACTGATGCGACTTTAATAGCAGACCCTAACGACCCATCAGAGGACATCTTAGGTAACTCGGTTCGACTTAGAGAGCATAGTTTGAATTTAGATGGTATCGGTTATGCTGAAGTGCCTGATGCTGATAATTTAGATTTTGGTACAGGTGATTTTACTTTAGAGGCTTGGGTGGTTCATAAGTTTGAGAATACAGATAGTAATTATAATTCGATATTGTCTTTAGGTAATGCGTTTAACTCTACAGATTCGGCATCGTTAGTATCTAACATTGATAGATTTAGAATGTATATTGGTACAACTAATGTAAATGTAGGGGCATTAATTACAGGTCAATGGTATCATATAGTTGGAGTTAGAGAGAGTGGGGTGATGAGGATTTATTTAAACTCGATTGATAAAGCAAATAAACCTGCTTCAGGTAATGTTACAAACTCAGACTTTAAAAGAGTAGGTAAAGATAACACAGCTAACAGATACTATAAAGACCTAATAGATGAACCACGACTATACAACAGAGCCTTAACACAAAAGGAAATCACTCAGAATTTCAAAGCTGGGTTAAACAAACACAAAGCATCGAGTTCATTTAGCGATGATTTCTCATCAGATTACGGATTTTAAATAAATAAAAATGGCAAAACGAGATTATAAAGATTCAACTTTAAGAAACGGATACAAGTCTTTAGTAGGAACTAATTCAGATAGAAAGGTGTCAGTAGCTTCAGGCGATAAACGAACTAGAGCTGAGTTACTAGATTCTATCGAGGACTTGTTTCAAGGTGGGGAGAACACTATAACTCCTGAAGATTTACGAGCAGTATTAACTATGATAGTATTATCTAATAAAAACTCTAGCGATGACAGGTAACTATAACTTATACTTTAGTATTACTAAAGAAGATTTCAAGAAGGCTATACCTGATGATTTATTAGGGAAGTATTCAAAAGTATCAATGGATGAAGATGGAATGGTCACTATGGAAACACCTGAGTCTTGGGAAGAGGCTGAGGAAGTAGGGGCATTTTGTTGGGTACGAAAGAGTCTTAATTGGAACAAGCCAGGCGTAGCTAACTCTGAAAAGGTTGCTATAATTAAAGATGAATTTTCTATATTAGAAGGAGAGGTTTCAGCTTTAATCAATATGGGTGAAGGAAAGGAATACCCATTCAATTCGGTACTAACAAAACTAGAAGCTCAGGCTTTAGTTAAGACAAATCTATTTTCAGATGCTGAAGGCGTATCTGAATAGGCTTGATGAAGGAATAGACCAAACTCTAGGCTATCTCACTTTGTGGGATGGCTTAGAGAAGGTTTTTGAGTGTGTTACTTTAGAGTTACCTTATGAGGATAATATGACTAATATTAGTTGTGTACCTAAAGGTGTTTATAAAGTTTCACCAAGACATTCGGATAAGTACAAAAAACATTTTATATTAGATGATGTTCCCAATAGAAGATACATACTTATTCACCAAGGAAACTATAACACCGACACAAGAGGGTGTATTCTGCTTGGCTCTAGGTTCGCACAAATCAACGGGGACTCTTTGCTGGATATTACAGCATCACGAAGAACTCTCAATGAGTTGTTGGAAACCACCAACGGAGAAGGATTTAAACTAACTATAGTCTAATTTTATATGCCAAGATTACCTAAACCGAGAAGAACTACACCTAAGAATCAGTCTTGGGGTGGTGATACTTCGTTTTATCGTAAAGCACCTTGGCGAAAGATGCGAGCTTATATTTTGTCGTTAAATCCATTATGCGTACATTGTGCCGATAAAGATGAAGTAACCCCAGCAGATGTAGTTGACCATATAAAACCTATTAAGATGGGTGGTGAACCATTAAAGGAGTCTAACCTACAAGGGCTTTGCCACAAATGTCACAATAGAAAAACATATTATGAGAATAACCCCAACGCTAAGGTTCAGGAGTAATTATGAGAGAGAAGTTTGTTCGTTACTAGATGATGACAATGTACCTTTTGAGTACGAAACTGTTAATCTATATTACGAGGTTTCCGAACAACGTAAGTATACTCCTGATGTTATTTTACCGAATGGTATTATCTTGGAGCTAAAGGGTCGATTCACATCTAACGATAGGAAGAAGATGTTACTGGTTGTAGCTCAACACCCTAATTTAGATATTAGAATGGTTTTTCAAAGACACAAGAATAAGTTATTTAAAGGAAGTAAAACGACCTACTCTGAATGGTGTGATAAACACAACATCAAGTGGGCAGATAAAATTGTACCAACAGAATGGATAAAGGAAAAGAAAAAACACCCGAAGAAATAGAACAAGCTAGAAACACTTGGGATGATTGGTTAGGTGATATGTCAGACCGAGAACAGCCTGAAGCGTGTAGTATTGATGATGAAGATTGCGAGGCGTGTGGGAGTTAAAAAAGAGAGGAGCTAATTAAAGCTCCTTTTTCTATTCAGTTATATTCCACTCGTACTTGAACGGTTTACTATTCTCTTCATTAATTAACTTCTCTAGGTACACAGCTAAGTCCATCGCTTCTTCCTGAGCGTGTTTAAGCCACTCTAAGCGACTTAAATCGTTTCGCTCCATCGTAGTACCATATTTCTTTTTACCTACCTCTGCTCGCTCTAATATCTTAGAACAGACCGAATCTTCTACTTTACTCATAGTAAGTTTACTTTTATCATTAAAACTAATAAAGCTACTACACCACCTAAGATGGTCGCTATTGAATCCCAATAACCAAACCCTCCGTAACTATACTCGTCATAAAGTTCCTTTATAGTAGCCACAATAAATACAGCTAAGAAACTTTCAAATACATCGTAAACAACCCAACCAGCTAAAAAGTGAGTTACTTTATCTAAACCTATTCGGTTAATAAACTTGTCTATACATCTCATAATTATTGGTTTTTCTCTAAGTAATCAGAAATTAATAATGTAATACCCATTAATATAGGTAACCCGACTAAAATAATCATTGCGTATTCCATATCTATCTTGATTTAATTATTTCGTAAAACAATGGGTCGATTTTCTTTATCTTAGATTGTATTACAGCCCAAGCATATTGAACCTCTTTATCTCCCCCTATATCTTTTCTACTACCCGTACCTGAGTTAGCTACGTTAGAAGCGTTCTGTAACAGCAACCTATCTATCCTCGCTCTGATAGCTTTATTGTCGTTGTACTTTGGTGTTGATTTCTTCATATCTATTTTGTTTTAGTTTATAACAAATGTAAACAAAAAAAAGAGAGAATCCAAACGACCCTCTCTCTTTAACCTAAAAACCTAAAACAAAGTTATGAATCCTTCACAACAATAATCAAATATAAAACAATTTTCCTTTACTATAATCTAAAAAAGTAATATACTTATAAACAAAACTCTTTCGACCAAACTCAGTAGACTCAGGCATCGTTCTCCAAAACCAATTATCTATCTTTGTTTTATTCAAATTAAATACCAATATACTTCCACAAGAAAAGAAATTAATATACAACCCTTGAGCTGACTTTTCATTCTTAGTTCTCCTTAATATCCTTTCGTACTTGTGCATCTCTAGGAGTAACCCTTCACGATATTTTTCTTTAGCAAAATCTAAACTAAAATTACGTTGCTTCATTTCGCAATAAAACTTTCTATCATCCCACTCATAAGTGAAATCCCAAAAATCATACTTTCCCTCAGAAGGGACACAATCAATTTTATACTTACTAGCGAATTGGTTTAACAAGTCAAGTTCTTTGTTATTCATCATTATTTAATTTAGTTAATAAATCTAATTCGTGCTTCAATTCTATAACCGCATTAGCCATCTCTAATTCATTCGCTTGGGCTAACACCTTTTCTCGCTTAAATTGCATCATCATAAAGTAAACCCAAGTAAACGCTTGGCTACTCTCCTCAAACACCTCTAATCGCTTCTTCATCTTATCAGCTTGTGGATGGTTAGAATAACTCACGTACTGGTCACGCATCTTCGCTAACTCTAACTGATGCGATATAAACTTATCCATACTACCCATCTCGTCTAGGTTCGGGTCGCAATCTCTTAATAATTGGATTGACTTCATTGTAATTTCATCAGGCATAGCTATAGTAATTTAAGTTGATTAGGTTCTTTAGTCCATTGTTCTGCCATAGCTTTTGCTATACCAGGAAAGGTTTTACTTCTAAGAGTACTTCTTTCTGCTGGTGTTTTAGCTTTCTGTAATGCTTTATAGTACCACATAGCCATTCTTTTCTTTTTACCTTTTTTTGATATAAACTCAAAGAACTCTCCTTTTTCAACTATATCTGTTGGTTTTAAGTTAGGTAAATTCTTTAACCATAAGCAAGTTGATTTTTGGGCTTTATCACCAAACTGCCAGGGTTGGATTATTTGATTTGGTTTTCTATATTTAGATGACATTATTCCTATAGGATTTTCTATAGCTATTTTATCTATAGGTGCTTGAACGAAACTCATAAATAAATCTATACCTTGTTGTTGTCTACCATCAGCTATCTTTTTAGCAAAGTGTCTAGCCCCACTTACAGCTAAATGAGTGCAAGGAGTAAAGCAAATCATCATATCATATTTACCACTATAAGCCTCTTTTACAGCATCACCTTTAATATGCCACTCAGGATGACCTCCACTTTGTTCAAGCAAATCACAACTATAAGCCTCGTGACCCAACTTTCTCAATTCAATAGTCACAGATTGACTTTCTTCACACGCTACTAATATCTTCATAATTTCTAAAATATATTACTAGGTTTAACTCTATTATCAGCAACTTGAATCGGGTCTACTAGACTACCATTCTCGTTAAGGTATTGGAATCTTCTCTTTTGGTACGAGTAGAACAAACAAATCGGGTCAGGTTCAGGTGTAGGCACTCCGACTAACTTCTGAAACTTAATCTTCTGAATGTGTATCTCAGTCACGTTCCACTTCTCACTCTGAGGGTTACGGTGGAACACGATAAAGTTATCGGCTCTGTTACCGAACATAGCCCCGTACTCTACATCAGACATATTAGGTGCTGGTCGAGTACCATCATCGTTTCTTCTTCTGTTAGCTGCTGTTCCTGGGTGTACCACAAGGTAGAACGAAACTTTATGTTTCTTAGTGAACCTCCTAATGTTACTTAAAGCATCGTAATAGTAATCGTACTTAGATTGCTTCTCTTGCGCTCTTAAATCGTTTAAAGGGTCTACAGACACCCCATCTATCTTAACCACTTGCATATAGTCCTCAAACGCTCCTAAGACATCCTCTACAGTAGGAGTTTCATCAAATGTAAGTACAGTAAAATGTTCGTAAGCCCAATCAATCGCTCTAAGATATTCCGTTTGGTCGATTCTATCCGAGAAATCCTTATCGGCTGTCTTACCGCAATACATCTCAGCTATATCTATCATAAGGTCACCTACTGGTTCGTTCTCAGGGCAATACATAAGCCACTTCCAACCGTACAGCTTAGCTGACATTATCATTAGAAAAAGTTGAGAGGTTGTTTTACCGATATTAGCAAAACCAGTCATTATAGTAAGCTCACCTCTACGAAACGTATAGTGAGGGTCTAACGGTGATATTCCCGTTGTTTGACCTTTAGTGTACCCTTTAGTATAAACCTTCTTACAATAGTCGTTTACCTCTTGCTTTGAGGTGATTCTATAGTTAGCCATACTTATTTTTTCATAGCATTAAGTTGACCGCCTAAGTAATCCGAATCAGGCTTATTTGTTTTATTCCTAGAAATCCATCCCGATGCAGACATCTTCCAATTCTTCATCTTCGTCTTACCTACGTTCCATCCTTTAGATTCGTAGAAGTAGTAAAACTTTTCACCTTCATTCTTATTGCTACCTTTCTCTTTGAAGTAGTCTATAGCTTCGGTGATGGTTCTAGGTTGACCAAGGGAGGTATTATCTTTTTGCTCTTGAGTATCTTCTAGTAGTTCTAGCTGTGGCTTCACATCATCTACCCAAGTAATATTGTTTTTAGTTAGTACAGATAGTATAGATTTATGGACTCTGTTATTTACGTTTAACTTTCCTCCGTACTGAAACGAAATGAATCCAGTTAAATACCATCTACCGTTCTCTAACTCTATTATACGAATCTTATCTCCGTTAACTATAGATAAGAAATCTGTAATGTCAATTCTATCACCTACAATAAGTTCAAACATTCTCTTATTAGGCTTGAATATACCAGCGTGGTCACAATTATCACAAATGTATATCCAAAATAATTTATGGGAATTAGTTAGGTCTAAAAACCAATCTTCATTCCACTTAGCTGTGTCGGTAAATCTCTTTGCCATCGTCATATTATTTGTTTAGGTTAGGTTAGGTTGAAAAAAGGTGGGGAGTTACCCCCATCTAATTAGAATGGTAAATCACTTCCTTTATGGAAGCCATCATCAGGTTTACCTGAAGTCGTTTCAGCTTTCTTTTCACCACCACTACCAAAAATCTTCCAAGCCTGTAAGTCGGTATAGTACTTTCCGTTGTACTCTCTCGATTCTACATTAAAGCTAACATCAACGTCTTGACCGACCTTGTTAAACTTTAATAGGTTGTCTACCTTTTCTTCTCCGAATACTGTGAAGTAAACACTCTTAGGGTACTCCCCTTTAGTTTCTACTACAAATCCACACTTCTTCCAAGTGTTACCTGTACTCTTTGCTGTTCCAGTTTGTACATCACTAATTACCGTGATAGTACCATTTAATTCTAAGTTACTCATATTTCTCGTTTTTGTTTATTATACTCTTTTACAACGTCTTGAACAAATTTAGCAAATTTTTCTGTACTAAACATCTCATTTACAATTATTTCTTTTAAAATATCTCCTTCTGTCCTCACATTAGCTCTACTAATATAGTTATCACTAGCATCAGGGAACTCACAAGAGATAACAATATACTCTTCACATCGCTCGGCAATTTCTTCGTGAGCTACGTCTATCCTATCTATTTTCATAAGCCTCGGTAGTTTTAATTAGTTCGTAAATTAAATCAACTTGTTTCGTTGGAATCATCTCTGAAAATATTATACTACTAATATTTGAACGCAGAGCCTCTTTCTTATTAACGGCTGCTGCTCCTAATATAACCCTATTCATCGCAGCGAAATCTCCATCAACATCTACCATATTTAAGAACGTACTCTTAGAGTGTACTACGTTAGAGTGGTCACAATTAGTTAAACCACCTATCTGAGCTAAAGTTAAACCCCTATCTAAAGATAGCATATATCTAATAGAGTGCTTGGCGTTCATTCTAATTCTTTCCCTATTCTTATCAAATACAGTATCAGAGTCAACTTTCCAAAACTCACAGCAAACCTTTTTTGCGTTAGCTAATTTATTTTTAGCGAAAACACTTCTAGTTATTTCTCTCATAATTCTTCGTGTATTACGTGATTGTTAGCTTCTATAGCTGACTCACAATGTTTCTTTTTAGTTTCTAGTAATTCAATGTACTCTTGTCTACCTTGGTCGATGAAATTCTCTGAGCATCGGAAGATACCTATCTGATGAGGTGCGTTAGATTCTATTACAATGAACACAAACTCTTTTGCGTTGAACCCATCAAGATAAAATGCTGCTTGGCGATGATAAGCGTACCTGTAAGCACTCTTCTTAAAATCTACTACATCTTTACCAGTAGTTTTAATATCAACGAGCATATCGCCTCCATCGATAACTATATCCGCTTTACCTTTACACTTACTCATTGTGTTAAAGTCTATCCAAGTCTTAGGAACTTCCGTTTCGCAATTATCTAGTATCGCTTTAACTTCAGGACAATCGTTTAACTTTCTCTTTAACTTTAAAGCTAACTCGTATTGCTCCATTGTCATAAGGTACTTTCTACCTTCCTTACAATCTAAATCTAATCGCTTCTTCCACTCCTTGTTTATCTTAGATGTCATCCCCTTATCTTGTTCGGGTCTATCTTCAGGATTAAATACCACAAAGTTCTCAGAATATTTCTCAGGCTCTAATATTAGGGTGTGAACTAAAGAGCCAAACCTTAAAGCTGGACCATCTATCTTCCCTCCGTTACGCATCTTCCAATAGTATGAAGGAGAACGCTTAACGTACCCTAACTGAGAATTGGTAGTGTACTCCCAATCTCCGTAGTATTCACTATCATCGTTAAAATTCTTCATCTTTTCCTATGTCTTTTAAATCTATTTGAGCTATTGATTTTATAGCCCAACCAAATCCTTTTAAAACTAATGCTAGTATATGAAACCAATAAACAAACCATATAAAATTAGGTGTATTGGCATTAGATAATATCCAATATATTATAATCTCTATCATCCTTTAGCTTCTTTAAGAGCGTTTATAATAGCTTTCTCTTGAGTATCATTCATAGTATACTTTGATACAGCTAATTCAACCTTCCCTACTTGACCTTGCTTAATTGCATCTAACATAGCAGTTTCAACCTCCTTAGTCATCTTACTTTGGCTAGGCTTCTTATCTCTAATCCGAAGAGCATCTACCGTTTCACCAAAGGCTTTAACACCCTTCTCCACATATAAGGTAACTCTAGCTCCTACCCAATCCTCTACTAATCCACTACCAGCAACCTTCTCGATTGCCTTAGCGTTAGTTCGATTGAGTATCATCGGCTTATCCATCTCGTTGTAGTACACAACAAAACAATCTTCCTTCCTTCCGTTCTGACCAGTTACCTTAGCCGAACCTACTCCTTTAATACTAACTACTACCTCTCGCTTTCCATCTAAGGAGTACGACCCTAGGTAATCGTAGTTAAACTGTTTCTTCCAATGTCCGTTCATAATCTTTACTTGTTTTAATTGTTAATAGGGTGGGGTGGTCTAATTTCTTGCGCACTCCCTCTCCCAAAATGGAACTTTCACTATTCACGCTCACTATATACTAAGCTAACCCCACCATACGCTCATATAAGCTAGTGGTAATACAATCTATCATTTCTACAAAAGGTTTTGAACAATGAAATCTATCAGTCGTTTGACCATTCTCTAAAATTATATCATATCTAATTCTAGGTGGATTTCCTCCATCATACTCTTTTGGGAAATAAGCAAAATATATCTTTACATCATATATCTTCTGCTCGTTATTCAAATTCCAACCTTTAATAAACATAGGTCGAATTGCTTTTCCTAATTGCTTTTCTGTTAAATCAATCATAATCGTTTCGTTTTAGGTTTCAACAAATGTATAAAACTTATTTCGATTAAACAAGAACTAATTTAATTTATTTAATTCGGATTGATTTATATAGCCCAGGATTTTAAATATTTTTAAGTAATCCTTAAAAAAAGTACTCCCTCCTCCCCTACTCGGGTTTTTTCCAACCGAAAAATTCTTATTTAGAATGATTCCAAATAAGCAATAGGGGAGGGGTTTGAGTATGTCATATTGACAATTCCTAATTTATTTTATACTTTTTTATTTTTATTTTTAAATTATTTTATTATTCTGTGAGTGTGTTCCTTGTATACTAGCTTGAAATAAAAAAAACTTGTTTACATTTGTTTATAACTATAAATTTTATATATTTGTAAATATTAATAATTAAACCAGCCTATTATGACCAACTCTAAAAAAACAATCCAATTGAGAAAATTAAATCAAAAGTTGATAGATTTAAAACAAGCTTTAAAAGAAAAAAGCATCTCAGTTAATGAGTATAGCTCGATGTACTATGCAACATATCAACAAATGAAAAGACTATAAAAACTAACTAACCAGAACCTAAAAAAACAAGTTATGAAAACAAGTAAAACAGTAAAACAAGCATTCGAGCTTACCAACCTTAGACAAATCAAAGTGACTTATCACGGAGCAACAAATTCAAGAGGCTCTAGGGTTTGCATCTCAGAGCCAACCAGGGGAAACTTATGGCCAACACAAAAAAAATATTTTAGTTATTCTTATAAGTATGGTGATATTATGGAACAGGCGTTTCAGACTTTGCGTTCAAACGGTTGGAATATTATTTGCCGTGCTTCAGACGTAAAAGGCTACACATTTCTTTGTGATAATTGGAGTGATGAATATTTAGAAATTAAGGACCTAAAATAATAAAGCTATGTGTAAAATTAAGAACCTAGAAAAGAAGATTAAGAACCTAGAAAAGAAGATAAACCCGTATAAAGTAACAGCAAACAACTTTCTACTAGAACACTTGTACAAAGAACTAAGAACCTTAAAACAAAAAACCAATGTATAAAATAACACAGAAAGAAACCCGTAAAAATTGGTTTGGATTCGCTAAAACTAGACTAAAGGTCTATACCTTTGAAAAGCACGCCGATGCGCTTAGATTTGCGCTTAATGAACAAATACGATACTTTTCGCATTGTATCGACGGCGTGCACTCAAGCACTAGAGATTCGTTCAAACAATATCACACGGTCAAAAACTGGGTTAAATTTGCCGAAAAAAACCCGTTGCATTATATTGGATTGAGTAGTACTAAAGGCGTTAATTTAGAACGTCTATATTTTTATTACTTGAATAGTGACAATGCTCACCGATTAAAAAAGCATATATAAACTAAAACAACTTAGAAATTATGACTATCAAAGAAATTCATTCACAATTAGATTATTTGTATAATATGCAAATTAAAAGGTGTTGTCCAGTTGTACAAAAGAGAATTAGTAATGAGATTGATAAGCTTATAAAACTACTAATTTAACCCGCTTGAATTTATATTAAAACCCTACACATTGAATTGTGTAGGGTTTTTTTGTGCCTTATTGCCTGGTATTATTTACGCCTTATATAATTAAGCTTATATAAGGCTTTTTAATACCCTTAAATTAGTATTGGTATATTAGACTATAGTTAATGTATTAATGTAGCTTAAAACTATCTTATAACGCCTTAAATTGTATTGTGTTGTATTGTATTGTAATTGTATAGCTTAACACTAGCAAAGAAATAATTTATATAATGTAGCTTTTTTAAGCTGACAAACTGACAAACACGCCGAGCTAATAATAGTATGCAATACATACAATGCAATGAATAGTATTATACAATGCACGCATTGAATCGCTACAGCCCAATGAATACGGGGGTGTCTTGACCACGACCGAAAAATACGGTGGAAC